TTAGACACACCGCTACAAGTAACATTTGGTGCTGCGCAGAATACTGCAACAGACCCTGTGATGCTTGATGCATTAGGTAATATTACATTTAACCAAACAGGTATGTACTTGTTTAATGGTTTTGGTAATATTGAGAGACAAGGTTCTTCAGGAGGAGTTTCTGTTTTATTATTCAGAGCTTTAATAGATGGCGTTCAGGCAGGTGTAATTAAAGGGTTTGAGCTAAACACAACAGGTGTTATGTTCCCTTACGAGACTACTATTGTAATAAACATTACTGAAGCAGGAACTGTGCTTACTTGGGAAATACTAAGAGACTCTTCAGGAGTTAATGGTGGCGGTATGTACACGCATACTACAAGTAGTTCTTGGGATAATGTTCCATCAGCTCAAATTCAAATATTTAAGTTCTCATAGTGGGAGCAATTAGAAAGATATCAATAGGACCTGATTACAAGTCAGGAGCTATGCACTACATAGTAGGGCAGGATGTCTTGGGCAATACGCATAAAATACATTTAATCAAATTTAATAATAAAAACTCAATAGAGATATGGATCGAGCACAGTGATGAGGTAGTACTTTGGAAAGAGTTCTCGGAAACAGTGCCTATATCGATTGAGTATAATATAAACTTTTAATGAAATCCCCGTTTAATTTTATAGTAAGGCCACTAGATGGCAAGAGGTACAATAATATTAAAAAAATTGGTGACGTAGACTTTATAGTCAGCACCTCGGAGGAGGACTACAAGTCGGCCAACAGATACGGTGAGGTTGTTGAGACACCAATAGGTTACTCAGGACCTATAAAGATAGGTGATATACTTCTTGTACACCACAATGTATTTAAGTTCTACAACGATATGAAGGGCAATCAAAGAAGCGGAAGAAGCTTCTTCAAGGACGATCTGTTTTTTGTGGACTCAGAGCAGTTCTTTATGTTCTACAACGGTGAGGAGTGGACAGCATACGACAAGTACTGCTTTATAAAACCAATTCCTACGATTGAGTCTTACATATACAAGCCGTTTGCAGAAGAGCCCCTTATGGGTAAGGTTAAGTACGCAAACGAGTACTTAAAGAGCAAAGGAGTTAAGAGTGGCGATCTAGTCACATTCTTGCCTGATACTGAGTACGAGTTTAATATTGATGGCGAGAAGCTTTATAGAATGTATGACCACCACATAAGTATGGTAATATGAACTCAAAGGATACTAAGCTAAGGATAATACAGGCGGGACACGCAGCAGTTGAGCAGCTAATTAAGGTTGCCAAGGAAGATATTATTAAGAACGATGACGGTGAGGATCTATCTGCGGATAGACTAAAGAATGCAGCAGCCACTAAGAAGCTTGCTATATTTGATGCGTTTGAGATCTTAAACAGAATAGATGCGGAGCAGGAGGCTATAGAGTCTCTAGAAAAGAATCCGAATAAGGTACACACAAAGGGAGGATTTGCAGAAGGAAGAGCAAGATAGCATATACAGGGTTGTAGATGACTACATACCTAACACTGTTAGGGCCACTAAGAACAAGGCAAAGTCTTGGGTGTATGGCTATGACGAAAAATATGATTTCATTGTAATATCTAAGGACGGCACAGTTGGTGAGATAGTGGACATACAGGGCCTAAAGATAGGCCTACCTCTAGCACCTAGGTTGTGTATTCAAAGACACAATAAGCCTGAGGAGCAGTATTGGGAAAGGATGCCAATCCCTAAAGAGCTTTCGAGAATACAGTCTATATTCCAATGGAATGAGAAGCCATCTCAGTTTAAGGACAGATGGGTTGACTACATTGAGGAAGAGTTCGACTACAGAGAGCGTGGGTATTGGTTTATGAACAACGGTACTCCTACCTACATAACAGGATCTCATTATATGTATCTGCAATGGGCGTCTATTGACGTTGGATACCCTGACTACAGAGAAGCGAATAGAATCTATTGGATTTTTTGGGAGGCTTGTAGAGCAGACGAAAGAAGTTTTGGAATGGTCTATCTAAAGATTAGACGTTCAGGATTCTCATTTATGTCATCCTCTGAGTGCATTAATATAGGAACACTTGCACGTGATGCTAGGATTGGGATACTATCTAAGACAGGTAGCGATGCTAAGAAGATGTTTACAGACAAGGTAGTTCCGATAAACGTAAGGCTTCCTTTCTTTTTTAGGCCGGTAATGGATGGTATGGACAAGCCAAAGACAGAGCTTGCATTCAGAGTACCTGCATCAAAGATTACTAAGAAGAATATGTACGAGACTGATGATAGCGATATCGAGGGCCTTGATACGTCAATAGATTGGAAGAACACTGACGACAACAGCTACGATGGAGAGAAGCTATTGTTCTTGGCTCACGATGAGAGCGCTAAATGGCTCAAGCCAAATAACATAAAGGACAATTGGAGGGTAACTAAAACCTGCCTTCGTCTAGGTATGAAGATAATAGGCAAGTGTATGATGGGCTCAACCTCAAATGCACTTAGCAAGGGAGGTCAGAACTACAAGGACATCTATGAGGATTCGAATGTATCGCAAAGAAATAAGAACGGTCAGACTAAGAGTGGCCTATACGGCCTGTTCATACCAATGGAGTGGAATATGGAAGGCTTTATCGATAGATACGGTATGCCTGTATTCAATACACCTGAAGATCCTGTTCTTGGCGTTGATGGAAGGCTAATAAAAAGCGGAGCTGTAGACTATTGGAACAACGAGGTAGAGTCTCTTAAAAACGATGCTGATGCATTGAATGAGTTCTATCGTCAGTTCCCAAGGACAGAGTCTCACGCATTTAGAGACGAGAGCAAGCAGTCACTGTTTAATCTGACTAAGATATATCAGCAGATAGACTACAACGACTCTTTAATAAGAGATCACCACGTAACAAGAGGATCGTTTTCTTGGAAGAACGGTATAAAGGATACTGAGGTTATGTTCAGCCCGAACAATAGCGGTAGGTTCTACATCTCTTGGAATCCTAAGCAGCATATGCAGAACAAGATGATAACTAAGAACGGTGTAAAGTACCCCGGCAACGATCATCTAGGTGCGTTTGGCTGTGACTCTTATGACATATCAGGAGTTGTTGGAGGCGGAGGATCTAACGGGGCTCTTCACGGATTAACTACCTACCATATGGACGAAGCCCCTGTAAACACATTTTTCTTAGAGTACATAGCAAGACCTCAGACAGCTGAGATCTTCTACGAGGATGTTCTAATGGCGTGTGTGTTCTACGGTATGCCAATTCTTATAGAGAACAATAAGCCTAGACTGCTTTATCACTTTAAGAACAGAGGGTATCGGGGGTTCTGTATGAACAGGCCCGACAAGCAGTACAACAACCTCTCTAAGACAGAAAGAGAGTTAGGTGGCATACCTAACAGTAGCGAGGACGTTAAGCAGGCTCACGCCTCTGCAATTGAGTCATACATTGAGAAGTATGTAGGAATGGATATGGATGGCACTTACAGAGATGCGGGTGATATGGGCGATATGATATTCATAAGGACCTTGGAGGATTGGGCTAAGTTCGATATTACAGACAGAACAAAGCACGATGCTTCTATTAGTTCAGGTCTAGCCATTATGGCTACGCAAAAGAACCTGTACCTTCCTGAGAAAAAACAATCAAAAATAAAGATTAACTTTGCGAGGTATAGCAATACAGGAACGCTAAGCGAAATAATTAGATGAAAGATGTTAAAATAGATATCACATCTGCGGGGTTTCCAAGCCAATTTGTTTCCGATAAAGAGAAGGCTTCGGAAGAGTTTGGTTTACAAATTGGGCAAGCCATACAGTACGAATGGTTTCGAAAAGATGGGAACAGTAGCAGATATTATGGTCAATGGAGAGACTTCCATAGGTTAAGATTATACGCCCGTGGCGAGCAGTCTGTAGCCAAATATAAAAAAGAACTAGCAGTAGACGGTGACCTGTCTTACTTGAACTTAGATTGGACGCCTGTTCCAATACTACCTAAGTTTATAGATATCGTTGTTAACGGTATGTCTGATCGTTTATTTAAGGTTAAGGCTTATGCACAGGATGCAATGTCACAGTCTAAGAGAAGCTCCTATCAGGATATGATAGAGGGGCAGATGGTTGCAAAACCAATCCTTCAGACTATTATGGACAAGACAGGAGCTAATCCTTTTGTTACAGATCCGGCAGAGCTTCCAAATACAGACGAGGAGCTTGCGCTTTATATGCAGCTTAACTACAAGCCTGCTATTGAGATAGCGGAGGAGACCGCTATAAATACTCTATTTGACAATAATCATTACGATGATATCAGAAAGAGATTAGACTATGATATGACGGTACTCGGAGTTGCTATTGCAAAGCACGAGTTCTTAAAAGGAGATGGCGTAAGGATATCATACGTTGACCCTGCTAATGTGGTGTATAGTTACACAGAAGACCCTAACTTTAAAGATTGTTTTTATTGGGGAGAGATTAAGACTGTTCCAATTATAGAGCTAAAGAAAATAGACCCAACGCTAACTAATGAGGACCTAGATGAGATATCTAAGTACAGTCAAAGTTGGTGGGATTACTTTAATATAGCGCAGTTCTATCAGAATGATATATTCTACAGGGATACTGCTACGTTACTATACTTCAACTACAAGACCACTAAGGATATTGTATACAAGAAGAAAATAACTGACTCAGGCAACATAAAGATGGTTGAGAAGGATGACACCTTTAATCCACCTGAGGATATGATGAAGGAGGGTAACTTCGAGAAGGTATCTAAGACTATTGACGTTTGGTACGAGGGTGTTATGGTAATGGGTACTAACTTCTTATTGAAGTGGGAGATGTCTGAGAATATGGTTAGACCAAAGTCAGCTACTCAGCACGCTATGCCTAACTACGTTGCCTGTGCTCCACGTATGTACAAGGGTGTTATTGAGTCGTTGACTCGAAGAATGATACCATTTGCTGATCTTATTCAGATCACTCACTTAAAGCTACAGCAAGTAATATCTAGGGTAGTACCTGACGGTGTATTTATTGACGCTGATGGGCTCAACGAGGTTGACCTTGGAACAGGAGCGGCATACAATCCGGAGGACGCTTTGAGGTTATACTTCCAAACAGGTAGTGTAATTGGTAGAAGCTACACTCAGGATGGTGAGTTTAATAACGCAAGAGTTCCAATTACTCAGCTTACTTCTAACTCAGGTGCAGCTAAAACGCAGATGCTTATAGGCAACTACAACCACTACCTAAGTCAAATAAGACAGGTTACGGGATTGAATGAGGCAAGAGACGGTAGTATGCCTGATCCAAACTCATTGGTTGGTGTACAGAAGCTTGCAGCACTTAACTCAAACACAGCCACTAGGCATATACTTGAGTCAAGTCTTTACATATACAGAACTCTAGCTGAGGCTTTGACGTATAGGGTCGCTGACATACTTGAGTACGCTGATTTTAGGGATGAGTTTATAAACCAAATAGGTAAGTACAACATAAACATCCTTAACGCTATCAAGGACCTTTACATATATGACTTTGGTATATTCATAGAGGTAGCTCCTGATGAAGAGGAAAGAGCGCAGCTTGAACAGAATATACAGATGGCATTATCTAAGGGTGACATAAACCTTGAGGACGCTATTGACATACGTGATATTAAGAACCTAAAGTTAGCTAACCAACTACTAAAGCTTAAGCGTAAGTCTAAGCAAGAAAGAGAAGAGAAGCTAATGGCTCAGCAGCAGGCGATGCAAGCACAAGCTCAGCAACAGTCTCAGCAGATGGCAGGTGAAATGGCTATGCAGCAGATGCAGATGGAGACTCAGTCTAAGATGCAGCTGAAGCAGGCCGAGATAGCCTTTGAGATAGAGAAGATGAAGAACGAAGCTATGCTTAAGTCTCAGCTAATGCAGCAAGAGTTTGATCTTAATATGCAACTAAAAGGTGTAGAGGTTCAGGGTCTAGCTTCTAGAGAAAAAGAGAGAGAGGACGCTAAGTCAAAAAGGATTAGTCAGCAGAACACAGAGCAGTCTAAGTTGATTAACCAAAGAAAGAATAATCTTCCTCCACTTACCTTTGAGTCAAACGAAGATAGTATGGATGGTTTCGACTTAGCTGAGTTTGAACCACGATAAACTATAATATATTTTTTATAACTTTGCAAAATAAATTTAATCTAATATGGAACTAAAAGTAAGAGAGATAGGGTTGACTGAAGAGAAGTCGGTTCAGCAAGTAGAGCAAGAGCTACTTGACAAGCACGAGCAACAATTCAACAACACCACTACAACACCTATAGTTGATGCAACTATAGAAAACAACAATGCAGGTGAAGAGCCTGTAGAGTTAAGAGAAGAAGACGTTCTTTCATATATTGGTAAAAGGTATGGTAAGCAAATAAATTCCCTTGAGGAGTTTACACGTGAGAGGGAGGAAGCCGAGGCTTTACCTGACGATGTGGCAGCTTACTTTAAATACAAAAAAGAAACCGGGCGTGGAATTGAGGACTTTGTTAAGTTAAGCAGAGACCTTGATGAAATAAGCCCTGATAAATTGTTACGTGACTTTCTATCTGCAACAGAGAAGGGTCTCGATTCAGAGGATATTGAATCTATGATGGAGGAGTATTCTTACGATGAGGATCTTGACGATGAATCTTTTGTGAAGAAAGCCAAGTTAGCAAAGAAAAAAATGGTCGCTAAAGCCAAGGAGTATTTTGAATCCGAAAAAGAGAAGTACAAATCACCTATTGAGTCAATGGGTAATTCTATTTCTGAAGAAGATTCGAAGTCCCTGCAGGAGTATAAGCGATACATTGAAGAGTCGATGTCTTTAAGTGAGCAGATCCAACACCGAGAGGATTGGTATAAGCAAAAGACAGGTGAAGTTTTTGGCAATGAGTTCAAAGGTTTTGAGTTCAATATTGACGACAACAAACTTGTTTACGCCCCTGCGGACGCTACGGAGTTAAAGAAGGTACATCTAGATCCATCAAATTTCACAAAGAAATATATTGGTGAGGATGGTCTTTTAACTGACCCTGTTGGCTATCATAAAGCGTTGGCAGTCGCAATGAATCCTGAAAAGTTTGCTAAGTTCTTTTACGAACAAGGCAAGTCAGAGGCAGTTGATGATGTGATGCGTAAGACAAAAAATATTAATATGTCTACACGACAGTCACCTCAAAATATTGCTGCAGGAGGAACGACAATAAGAGAAGTAGCCCAAGACTCAGGTAAGGGGCTGCGAATTAGAAGTAGAAAATAAAAAAAATAATTAAAAAACTAAAAAATGTCCGTACAAGCAATTCCGGGTTTTGCGTTGCAGCCAAGTGCGCAACAAGTCCCACTAAAAACAAATTACATTACCAACTTTGATTTCTTGAATCAGTATCTTCCTGATACTTATGAGAAAGAATTTGAGAGATATGGTAACAGAACAATCGCATCTTTCTTACGTATGGTAGGAGCTGAGATGCCTTCTAACTCTGACCTTATTAAATGGGCTGAGCAAGGAAGACTACATACTAAGTATGTTGATTGTAC